GGCCCGGACGTGACGAGCGGCGACCTGGGCACCTGCGCATCGGGAACCTACGCTGGGAGCGTGTGCCGAGTGGGAAGCAATCAGTGTGGAGGGGCCATAGCCTGTACGCAGGCCATGGCGGGACACGCAAACCTAAATCCAACGCACTCCTGCTTTCTCGATGTGATGGGCGGAGCTCCAGATGGCACCGGGAGCATATTGACGTTCAACCGGGCGGCCTGCTACGCATTAGACCCCACGCGGTAGGGTCGTTGCCGCGGGGATCTTCTGCGCAAACGGGTCAGAGCCGAAATGCCCAATGCGCCATGCGACCTCTGCGGGACTCATCAGGTGCGCGCGGTACTCTGCATCTTCGAGTGCGCGGCGCTCTCTCTCTTTGCTTTCGAGTTCAAGGCGTGTCGAGCCTTTTTGCCGTTCAATCTCGCTGGCAACTTCATCGGGCCGAGGGAAGAACTTCTGCTCAGGGTCGATCCGCAGGGCCTGGATGGCCTCCACGACACGCTGGAGCCCCTTGCGCACCGCCAACTGCTCATAGTCCGCGAAGAACTCACCTATGCTCTCCTGCTGGTCTTGGCTCGGATAACGGCGCGTCAGCCCGTCCATCAGCGCCAGCAGGGTCGTAGAGTCCTCTTTCGATAGCGATTTCTGCAAGGACGCGGCGGGCGCCGTCAACGCGCTGCTTAGCTGGGCTTTGCTGATTTTTTGAAGCTCCGGCATGTTTGCTCTCCTGTCGCACCTGCGCTGATTTCTCTGCCAATTCTGTTGCTTTCCCTGCCTGAAGCGGGTAATCGATGGTCGCAATCCATTTCCGATCGTTCGCGCCGGCATACCAATCCGTTGCCGCGATGAACGCACATGCCGAGCGGAATTCCGGCAGCCATCCAGGCTCCTTGAGCCTGGTCCGAATCACCGCCTGGCGCTTGAAGGTGTTTCTGGCTTGGGGAAGTTTGCCTTTTGCGGCCTCATTCCAGATTGCGATCACGTCGGCGGGGGTCGGTGAAACCGACATGGGCTTTTGTACTTCTGCCTCTGCCTCTGCCTCTGCCTCTGCCTGTGTGGAATTTGTTGGACTGTCTTGGACAATGTTTGACGCTGGTGGACCATTAGCGCATTTCTTGGACCTCTGCTCTCGCTTTGCGTCGCGGAAGTATGCGCGCCGGGCCTCCTCGTCGCGTAGGTTGCGGTAGTGCTCGTAATTGACGAGCTGCCAGCCCCAGGAGCGCCGGGAGTCGATAGGTACCAGCCGACACCCATCTTCCTCGGGGGACCGGCTCTGCGCGTCAGGAGCAGCCAGTTTAGCGATGGCGTGGACGATCATTTCCTCGGGGACGTTCGTGCGCCGCGCGATAGCGTCCGTTGTCATGTCCACCACGCCATCGCGGTCCGCGAGTACCAGCAGGTCCATGAACGTGTGGCGCACAATGTAATCCGAAGAGATGCTGGAATCGAAGATTTGCGAGAAGATTTTTGCGAACACGCTCATACCCTATACCCGCTGTCGTGGAATGTCTTGGACAAAATTAGGAACGCTGCGCTGATCGCGACATTACCTGGAGTCGCCACCTAGGTTCCAGTCCTTGCCTGGCCGCCCTGAACAGCAGTCCACGCCTGACCCCATGCAGACTCTGGAGTTGCGCAAAAGCTTGACAGCCATATCTTCGCTCGTGGACCGCGCTTTATACCGATGCGGTAAGCCGTAGTAGAGCGGCTAATCGGAACATCGAAGACTTCGGCCTTTGGATGCTTCATCAGCACTTTCTGTTTGGATGTCTCATCCATTTAGGTCCTTTCGGTTGGCACCGCGAGCGCTTCGATGAACTCAAGCAGGGCCTCGGAGGAGTGCTTGAAATCGGCCTCGCACCTCTGCGCTTGCTTCTGCGCGTCTTCCCAGTTTTTCAACCACTCTTTCCGGGCGCCGACCAGCCGGATTAACTCCTGCACCTGGTCGGTGCTCATCGCGCTCACAGCCTCGACGCTGAGCATTTGCGCTTTCGGGGTGCGCGGAGTGTCCTTGTCGCTGCGGGGCTTGCGATTCGGCGGTGCGTCATGACCAAATCGCTGGATATGCTCGGATGGGTCATTGGGATCGATCGGTTTTTGCGCGCTGGCCGAGTGCGTCAACTGCTCAACTTCGCGTTGCAGCTTATTCCACTCTTCTTCGCTTATCCCTAGTTGCTCCCAGGGCGGTGCAGGGTTGAATGAGTACTTCATTTGGTTGGTTCTCCTTCTTGGTTGAGAAACTGATGGAGTTCTTTCAGGCTAGCCGTGATTTGCAGCATTTGCATTTTGCACAGGCGGGGAGATAGGTCCATCATCTCCAGGCTTTGTCTGGCAATTTGCGCCGCTCTGAGAGCTATGACGATCCTCGTTGCGGTGTCCGTTTCTGGCATTATTTCCTTTCTCCCATGGTGCGTTTGTGCGCTGATCGATCTCTTCCGCGCGGTAACGTTGCAACTCTGCGGGTCCAGACTTCATGCGCTAATCAGGCACGTAGTCTGTAATCGGCACCGAACAGTAACTCTCGAAGAGTTCAACGCCTACCGGTGTCACGATCACAGCTACATGTGGGTGATAAGTTTCGTTCAGCCATTGGATCAGTGGCCGCGTGAGTTCTTCAAGTCTCTTTGCGTCGTCTTCCACAATGCTCACCTTTCTTTCGGTTATGCGCACTCTGCGCGGGTTTGGTTGGGAAACGTTCTGCGCCCCAACTCTTCCATCCACTCTTGCTCTGCGGTCAGCGAAGGGTCGCGTTCGTAGCGCACTCCCCGGTATTCTGGAGAGGCTGACGATAGCGCTGCCAGCCGTGCGTTCTCTTCGTCCAGCGGTTCCGGCGGGTCAACGGCTCCCCGCAGCAGCGTGGCGATGACCACCATGCGTCTCACTGGAGCGCCTGTTGCGTCTGCGCGATAGCTTCGCCACTGAGAACCATCGCAGTGGTGAAGCGGAGCACTCGCCAGCCTAGCAAAGTTGCGCAATTGTACTTCTCCAGGTCTTTCGCATACCCCGCCCCAGTCGTGTGCCGGCCTCCCGACCACGTGCCGCCTTCGATCTCGACTGCCAGCTTGGAACACGGCCACGCGAAATCAAACCTCCAGCGGCGACAAGAGCAAAACTTGAACTCCCGCTCCGGTTTGTCGATGGTATAAAATTGCGCACATTCCTGGCACTGTAGCGCGAACGTCTCTTCCCCAAGGCTGAGCTTCTTCGGCATTGCTGCGGTTACTTTGCGTGTCACGGGCGCACCGCCGGGAACTCTTTCCATTCGACGCCATCGAGCAAGCTGCCAGCAGCTTTCTTGCCGATGCGATAAACAACCTCTTGCGCGCACCGTGGTCGATCATCGCCATGGAATTCGTGAGTAGGGGGTGGTGTATCCCAGTCTTGCGGGTTCGGAGTAACTTCCCCATTCTCACAAGGTGCCCACTCGCCCCACTGCTTGAAAAAGAACGGCACATCCGCGGCCGCGCATTGATCTCGCAGCGAGCGCGCCCAATCAGGATGCATAGGCCGCGCGTTCGGCCCGCTCTCTCCGCCGCAGATCACCAAATCAAGACTGACAGTGCCACACGCGCAATACTTTCCACCGCCGCATCCAAGCGCGTGCAATCCGCCGGCGTCTTCCGAATCCAGATTGACGGGTCCAAGCAAAGGCTCTGCTGAAATGAAATGCACGGCGGCGTCCACATCGAGCAAGGCTGGGATGCGTTTGTCGGCGGCGGCCTGATTCTCCGTGCTTGCACCGATCCAGCAATGAGCCAACTCGAAGAAACCTAAATTCAGACCGTCGTCGCACATGACCGATATGATGTCCTCGGGTCGCTTCGTGAGGAGTTGCCAGTCGAGAGCATCGCATGTTTCGCCGATCAAACCCCACAGCCGGCGGCGCGCTTCTACCGGAGCCTCGCTCTCGAAGATGTCAGCCTGGCTGGCGCAAAACACCTTGCCGCGCCTACCTTCCTTGCGCCACCACTTCGCCCAGGACAACGGCTCCCGCCAGTTCGCTGCGCTGGTGACATGTCGCGGCGCGCCTGGCCCCCAATGGCTCACAGGTCCGAGCATGTGCCTGTCATCGCGGGTCTTCGCGTAGCAGTTCGCACAACCGGCGCTTACTTTGGTGCAACCGATCCATGGATTGAACGTGTGATCAGTCCATTCGATTCCTGTCTTAGTTCCCATTTGCACACCTCCACGTTGAACGCACGCGCCTGCTTATCCTCATTATCCACGCGCCCGATGCGACCCTTGACCCGTGCGCCGATTTCAGGAAGTTTGTGCGCGCGGGTATAGTTCTTGTGCATAAAGAGCGTCTCGCCCGCGTCGGTGCGCACCCAGCCAATGTCCTTGTGCGGGATGGTATTCTCTACGACGCCGGTGAATGTTTCAACTTGCTGCGCTATCTGCATGGGTTCCTTTCCAGCTTGGATCTACCGCTTGAATATCCGCGTCCGTCAGCCCAAGGTCTCCGAAGTCCTCCGCAACGCGCTCAGGATCGTCAACCTCTGGTGCGCGCTGCTTCAGCCGCTCAATGGTCGCGTCAACGTCTGCTAGAAACTTATCTGTTGCTTCGCGCATCTTGGTGATCTGCGCCTCGCACTCCGCGCGATGCAGGCGGATGGTGAACTGCACGTAGCGCCTGGGCAGGATCGGGCCGAACATCGCCGGATCGTTGCTCATGCCTCCATCGCGGCTGATAAAGTCGATCCACTCCAAGTCGGTATCCACCATGAAGCCAAACCATAGCTGCGGCAAGTTGCCTTCCGGTATTGCGCCCAGGTACAGCGTTTGAAGGTGCGTTGTCGTCGTCGGCCCCTTGATCTCAATTGCTCCATGCTCGCCCACGAGTCCATCGGGGCTGTAGGCAGTGCGCTCATCGTCGCCGATGATGATACCTACTTGCTCAACCATTACGCTCTCTTCAAGCTCGTAGGCGGCGCGGGCGGTCGGTTCCGCAAACGTTCCAGCGCGCATTGGAGCGGAAACGTACTTGTCTTGCACCGCGATGCCGCTGAGTATCTGCGCAGCAAGTTCCAGCCGGTAGAGTCTGCGCTTGCTGCCCTCGACTCCCTTCTGCGTGAAGTCGAGGATAGCGGCAGCATTGGATGCGGTGGCGCGGCCTAGACGCTCTTGGTGCCAATCGTCTGTGCCTTGTGCGAAGTTGCGCAGGATTCTCATTCCTCTATCCCCTCCACCCCAAGCTCTTGCGCGCACTCTTTGCAGAAAGCTATGCAGGTTTCCGGATCATAACTTTCTGGGTCCACATGGTCCGGGCAAATATCTTTCCCGCAACCTTTACACCACGCATATGCGGTGTATTCTACGGATTCTTTCCCGCAAACATCGCAGATTGAATGAAATTTCTCGGTAGACATAGATTCCTCAGTATTGGATTACGATGTGCGGAATTTCGCCCTTGGCTATGGATTCAATGAGCGCCTTACCCTGCTCCATCGGCATGCCAAAAGTGCAGAGAGCCTGCAGTGCTTCGCGGTGAATCGCACCTTGGTGCGCCCGGTTCTTTGCGCGCTTTTCTGCCTCATCTGCCTCGGCCTTCCTCTTCACTGCAACTCTACGGCGCTCTGCCTCTACCGCCGCGTACCGTTCGCGCTCAGCTGTGGCTGCCGCTGCGCTGGCTGCAAGCTCTGCCGCTTCAGCCTCGGCAATGCGTCGCGCCTCGGCGTCCCGCAGTTCCTGGTCCGCTTTCTCTTTTGCGACTATCGCATCCGCAATGCGCCGATCCTCAGCCGCCTTGATATCGGACAATCTGCGCTCTTCGGCTTCCTTGAGTTCCCGCGCAGCACGTTCCTCTGTGGCGATCCTCTCCGCTTCAGCTTGCTTTGCCCGCGCTTGCGCCTCGATGCGCTCATTCTCGACCCGCTGCCGCTCACGCTCGGCGGCTTCGCGGGCGATTCGTGCCTGCTCCTCTGCGCGGCGCTCTGCCGCCTCTTTGGCTGCGCGGGCGGCTGCTTCCTCGCGTTCTTGGATGGCTCGCTCTGCTTCTGCGGCACGTAAGCGCTCCAACTCCTCGCGCAGGCGAATAGCTTCCAATGCGCGGTCTTGTGCTTCGGACAGCGCTTCCATTGCCAGCACCTTGGCTCCGGTCGCCCGCTCCTTGAATTCCCGCCAGTCGCGGTCAGAAAGGATACTTACCTGGGCGCCACGCGTTTGGATCTCGTCAAGGTTCAGCGGGCAGTCCATCCTGCCAAGTTCTTCGATCTGGCGAATTACGTTCTCGTGCGCCGCAACGCGCTCTTTCTCCTCGTTCTCTATATCCGTCACCGGTTTGCGCACTTCAGCCTTGAACGCATCCAAGTCATCGCGCATGATCTTCCGGTCTGAGTTGACGGCTGTCACCACGGCGCGATGCTCTTCAATTAGCGATTCGCCCAGTTTGTCGAGTTTGCCCTTTGCTCTAGCCACGCGGGCAGATAGCGAGACAATGCGGGCGCGCTGCGATGGGATGGACACGTCCAGCGTTGCAAGCTGGGCGCGGACTTCCTGCTTGAGCTTGTCCACCAGTGCAGTGAGGGCGCCAGGGGCGTAGACCAACGCGGCGGAAGCAGTGTCGATAAGTGCCAGCGATGTGATGGGCGATTCCTCCGCGTCGGACGCGAAGATTTCCGGCTGTGCGTGTACTTCTGTGTTAAGCCTCATGCTCTGCCTTCCTTCCGCAACTGCGCTTGGCGTTGGCGCTTGGCCTCCGCGAATTTGAGTGTGGCGACGCCATCGTGCTCAGCTTCCTTCAGCGCCTTGTTGTAAACGCGCCCGAGTTCGTCCATGCCGTCTGCCAGGGCGATGTGGTCGCAAAGTTCATTGCTGCGGGCCTCTCCGATTTGGCCGGCGGGCTGCTTTCCATCCTCGAACGGCTTCTTTTCGTCTTTGTCGATGCCCACCGCGATGTTGAAAATCTGGAGCACAAGGTAGCGCTTGACGCGGGATGCGGCCGATGCCTCCGCGTCTGCTTTCGGCATTCCGTCGAACGCCGCAGTCAGAGTGAGGCGCTTGAAATACTCCCGCGAAACCCCTCCGCGAGAAAGGGTGGCTGTCATGCCCACGTAGTTATCCTTTACTTCCTGAACCTCAGAAAAGCTGAGCGAAAAGCCCTCGGCGAGATAGATTGGGCGGATAGCTTCATCTAACCCCTTGTAATCAAGCCAGAAAATGCTGTCGTGCGTATCTGTCCTCTTGCTCTTGCGCCCTTGGTTGGGAGCCAGCGTAGCAACCTTGGACTGGCACACATTCAGAGCGTTGTCGAAGTCGATCTTCGATTGACGCTCTTCGCGCTCCCAGTTGAACCGCTCGACCGACTGCTGGAGGGCAACCAGCTCGCGGATAACCTCGGGCGACGTGCCGCTCGATAGCGCCTGCTGCATGAGCTGCATGGGGCCTAGCTCTGCGAGTGGCGCTGGATGCTGCTTGGTGATTGCGTTATCGGTCACGCCTTCACCTCGGTAAACTTCCCGCCCTTGAGCGAATAGAAGGTGTTGGCCTTGAGCCTCCCGCGAATCTGAGCGACACCCATGGCGATGATTTTTCCGTCTTCGTCATATTCCGCGAGTACAAGCCAATCGCCTTTTGCTGCTTTGGCCTTACCCTGGACCCCGAGAGATGCGGCAATTGCGTTCTTGCCTGATACGCTAGATTCTGCGTAGCAGCCGGTCGTGGCGCTGTGAGCGGAGTTGCCGGTCGTGGCGCTGTGAGCGGAGTTGCCGGTCGTGGCGCTGTGAGCGTAGTCGCCGGCCGTGGCGCTGTGAGCGTAGTTGCCGGTCGTGGCGCTGTGAGCG